CATAACGTGACTTGTAGAAATCAATCATCCCTAAGAATCTATCGTTATCAACCCAATTAGTCAGTTGAGGTAAAGCATATTTCCAGAGAACCAGGTAGGCACTTGATCGAGTCCACTGTGAGTCTGTTAGATACTGTGGCTTTAGCTCGCCAGAAAAGCCTCTTTTATCCCACCAATTAGCTCGGATATGCCTTTCTATATCTGACTGCGCCTTTGCGTGTTCTGTAGAGAATGAATCAATACCAAGGCTCAATATGTCTGGAGCGATTGCCAGTAAATCTGCGTCTGATGAAAATGCCATTACCATTTAACCTTGTCAGCCCAATATGCTGCCGATGCTGTTTTGTCTTTACGACCCTTTGCAATTTGCTTTGCAAATCGTGCTTTAAATGATCGCCTTTTTGCTTTATCTGACTCGCTCTCGTTCTTTCTTGGCGGCTTGTTATCTGCGCCCTTCTGACCAAAGCGAATCAATTTAATTTTGTCACCCTGTTTTGCTAATACCGCATGGCTTTTTGATCCGTGGCTTGGTGTTCTCTTAGGCTTGTTATAGCCCTCAAACTTCTCGCCTCGATAGGTGATTGCCATAGTTACTCCAAATAAAAAGCCCCACCCCCGAAAGGATGAGGCTTATTTAGCTTACAAGGTTGCATCACCAAGGATTTCAACACCGTAAGAGTCATCTAGCTCTGCAACACCGTATACGGCAGTTGCATTTAACTCTATGGCGCGTAGAGATGCGTCACGCTGTGGCTCAATGTTGAAGTCACGCTTCATTGCAATAGCAATTGCTTCTGGTGCAAATACAGCACCTTTACAGTCACCTGATCCGTCAACAGTGATATTTGCAGACTCATAAACATCAATCCCAGCAATTGTTCCAACGTATCCAGTTCGCATTGCTTCATTCTGAACATCACCACCGTTTGGATTAGCAAACGTGTTAGTTAGGCCAGACTTGATTGCAAACGCTTGGAAAGGATGCACAACGGCTGCCATTGGGCCAACAACTTTGTTAGCTCGCAAAGTAGCGGCTGCCTTAAACAGATCGGCAACAGAAGTCTCTGCACCGGCTGATCCAAATGAAGCTGAGAATCCATCAAACAGAGCGATTAAGTCCTGATCCATCTTGGTCGCAATAGCGTTACCAAGAACAGTTCCCAACTCAACAGCAGGGTTGCCAGCACCCATAGTTGCTACGTCTGTGAGAAGAACTTGCGCTCCAACCTCACCAACAGTAACAGAGACAGATGAAGTGCTAACAGTCGTTGATGACATGTCAGAACCTTCAGTCAAATCTGCTGCGGCTATTGCAGGGTACTTTGGTACTTGAATTGTTTTACCCGCCTCAGACCCAATGTTGTATTGAGTGACTAGGCCAAGCATGAGTGATTGCTCTTCTGCGGTAAACCGCGCCTGAGCGATGATATTGACAAAGAGATCGTCAAGAGTAGTACTGGTTGTTGCTGCCATGATTAATTACCTTTTCTATGGGCGAAAAAAAACCGCCAAATGGCGGTCTGTTTCGTGTGATTTAGATATTGCTATCGTTTATTAGAGGCTTGGAGTTTTGCGTAGGCATCTTTGCCCCACGTTGTCCAGTTCTCGTTCATTTCTGCCACAGTTGGAGGCTTCTGTGTAGAGCCACCTGCATTGCCCATACTTCCAGAGCCACCTTGAGTCGCTCTTACAAAATGCGGATTTGCAGTTAAAAATTCGGATACCGCTTCATTAACAGATAACAGATCGCCCTTATCGTTATACCGGGCAACAGAGTTGCTATCTAAAACCTCAACAGTTCCATCGTCTGACAACCTCACCTGATTTTTAAGTAGGGTTGAGACTTGATCTGGATTAACAGCGTTATTACTCGATGCGGCTGTCAACAAAGCACCGTCTACCAGTGTTTGATGCAACTTCGTCTTGTATGCGTTTATTTCCTGATCTTTCTTGCTTACTGTATCTTTAAGAATAGATTCAAATTCACCGCGCTCTTTTTGAGCTTGCAAGTTGGCCTCATCACGCTCTTTTAAAACCTGTCTGGCTTGATCTAAATCAATATCACCAATCTGGTTTTCAAACTTGCGGGATTGTCGTGCCAATCTATCAGCGATCATTTTGTCAACTTGAGATTGAGTAAACGTCTTATCCTGAGTTTCTACTGCCGCTGTCTCAGTTACAGCTTCTACTTCCATGATTTCATCGCTCATGTGTACGAACCTCTTTCGAGTAGTTAAAAAATCTTACTTCTTCATTTTCTTTTTTTTCTTTGGACGGCCAACTTTAGAGCCGTAAGTTCCTTTGCCTTTTGGCATGATTTAATCCTCAAACGTAGGTCTAAAATGATGGCGGCAGTTGTAACCGCCTCTAACAATAAACGGATCACCTGCGGCTTTACCTGCCCAACTCTGCGACCACGTTTCTTGTATCTCTTCGTTTGTAAATGTCTTACCAACGTGCTTTTTACAAAACTCCCTACTGTCTCTAATTAACGAGCCGTAATACTTCCATTTGGTAGCACCTGACTCTTTGCCTATCGCTGTATTTATCGAGGCATCAAATTGCATCAGGCTGTCTTGCATCATCTGAACGGAATAGCGTCTAAGGTTATTCCCTGCCCTATCTCTAGCGTAGAGCGTTCTTAGCTCTTCAACGGCTGCGGCTCTTTGTGCGGCTGTGCCATTAGCGGCTATGTCAACTAATCGATTAGCCTCTACAGAATCACTCTGTATATAGATGCCGTTAATACTTTGTCTTAGGTTCTTAACCGAGTCTTTAAACGCTCGCCCGGTTAGTGTTGACTGGTAAACCTCTGTGGCTAAAACATCCAAATACTCTGCGGCCATCGCCTCAAAGCCTTGGAAAGATAATCTTTGTAATTGTGTAATAACTGCGGCATCAACCTGAGTGAAGTCACCGTATGTCTTAAGCATGGCTAAAGCTGAGTTAGAGACATTCCTGTACTGGCTAACTGCCGCTTGTACCTCGGTTAGATAGACATCATCAATTAAACGTCTAAGCTCGGCTCTTGCAGAGATTGCCCACTCTAGGTCAAACAGTTGGCCATCGCGTATGGGTGCAGTTGCCATTAGTTCAGCAACGCGCTCCTCTAGCTCTTTTAGAGCTGTGACCATTCGCTCCTGGTGTTTGTCAGCTAACCGATCTAAGAGATCAGAGTATTCGCTCTCTGCTGACATTAGACTTCAATCTCATCATCCGTTTCGGTAAATTGACCAAGGACTTCTGTGTTTGTCACAATCTCTCTGTGAGCTAAGTCAAGCGCCTCATCATCAAGAACAAGATCAGCGATTTGCTTGTCGATGTTCTGCATTAACGTAACTGAGCGTATACCGCTTGCTCTTACACCCTGTAGGAACGCTAATTCTTTATCATAATCTCGAAGATCGAACGCATCAGGATAGGAAATCTCAACATCTGGGGTAACTTCTTGCCACTCACAGAACAAGGTAAACAATTGCTCTTCTGCAAGCTCTAATATGTCTGCCTTCTCGCTTAATTTAGCGTTTAACATCTGGAATTCTGTTTGCATAGCAACACCCGATTGAGTCATTGCCTGAGTACCGCGAACAGCGCCCATGTGGGACATTCTATTAATAGCCTCGACCTTATCGGTAATCGATGCTCTAACCGCATCTAAATTAGAACCACTTGGCTGCATTTGATAAGGCTTTAACCCCTGATCTATGTCATCAGGTAGATTAATGACCGCCCCTGCGCCCGCGCTTGCATCTGTGCCAAAGGTTTTAACTAGAGTTGGGTGATTAGATATTCTTATCAATTGCTCTATTTCTGAAAGCTCTTGGTATATAGCGCGTTGCATATAAGCAACATCAGAGAGATCAGATATGCCAATGCCTTTAGTCACTGATCGCTGTGCAGGTAGAAATACAGCGGGTATTTTGCCCAATGGATTATCCATCGTTTCAATCATGCGATCTTCATCTGCGACCACTTTCCAAGTCTCGATTCTATCTTCGCGCCAGACCCGGTAATAAACCTCTTTCTCTGTATCAGAGATATACTGAATGCTTTCCCTTACCTTAAGATAAGTTAGCTTAAATCGACCGCTAGGAGTTCTCTCCCACATCCAGTCAAACACGTTCTCTGGAGTAAATAGGGTAATATAAGGGCGTATATCTTGGGCTAACTCTTCAGCTCTTGTCCCTGCGTTTGACTTAGGCTTATCAAGCATCAGCCAGACATTACCGTAAACGCTCGCCCAGACTTGCGCCTCACGCATAAACGTATTCAATGAACGCCCTTCAAGATCACAATCCTGTAAGAACGGCTTTAGGGCTACGTTATTGGCTAAAGAATTAAACGCTCTTGTAGGCGGCACTCTCCAAAGAAAGCTTGAGTATATGTGTACGATGTTCTTGCTGTGGTTATCTAATGGCGTTAGATCAAGTCTACGGTTATAAGAATCCTTGTCCTCATTGACGTATTTAGTCAGGTAGGCTCCATCACGATACTGCTCGCCACCCATATAAGAGCGCAGATAAAATTCCCACTCGTCTTTGTGACGGTCATATTCTATGTGCGTATGTTCAATGTCTGCCATTTAAGTCCACCGCGTAGGCTGTTCTGTGTTGTAGTCTGTTCTTACCGGGAATAAGTATTCAACGAGATAACCCAAAGCATCGTTCATGTGGTCATAGCCATCGTCTTTATTAGGTTGGCTAGTTCCTTCTTTGTAGGTTTGCCGCTCTAGCGACTTAATCACTTGCTTGCATTTATCAGTAAAAAACAGATGTCTTTCCCCATTGCCTGACTTGAGCCGTGAATTAACCGCGTTAATACGATCACGAATAGCCGGGTGGGATGATCTAGCCTTTGTCATAAAGCCAGAGTTTTGTAATATAGATAGGTCTGTGCGACCCGCTGCCGATGTCTTTCTTTGCCGCGCTGCCGGATCAGGATAGATAATCGTCTGTCGATTGGGATAGCGTTGATGTATTTCTTTAGCCATCTCATCGGTGTTAGAACCGTAGATCACAATCTCATCAATGCAGATAAGTGTGTTGCCCTTACGTATAGCGACCACTGCGCTCATAGGATCAGTGTTAAAGTCCATGCCTATATGCA